ATGTCTTTTAGTCCTGATGCTAAATTTAAAACTAATTTAGTCTATATTCTTCATAATGCAGACTTCCTAGCTTCTAAAATAGAATACGATAACTGGAAGTCTTTAGGAGGTTCTACAGAGAATAAGGCAGAGAAAACCAAAGCAAGTACTGGAAGGACAGTTAATGCTTCAGAAGGATTAATGAATTTAGTAAAAAATATTTAAAATGGAAATCTTATTAATAATATCAGCAATAGTAATTTTAGCACTAGCTTATATAACTTTTAACTTAAACCGTAAGGTAATTAAGCAAGAAGAGATCTTAGAGTACCAAGTAGGTTACCTTAGAAATGTTTCGTACCTTATACAAGAATCAAAAATTTATGTTGAACAATTAGATGAGAAAGGTGCATTTAGAGCAGATGATGAAGTTGGAGTTTTCTTCAATTTTATGAAAGAAATACAGGAAACTATAAATGCTTACCGTCTCCCAGAAGACTATGGCAAAGCCACCAAATAAAGATAATTACTATTTTACACAAGAGACAGAGGATGCAATCGTAAGATATAACGCATCCTCTGACCCTATTTTCCGAGACACGGTATTTAAGAAAGAAATATACCACCCACTTTATAAGCTAGCAGAAAATATTATACATACTTTTAAGTTTTATTACTTAGATGTAGATAGTATTGAAGATTTAAAGCTAGATGTAGTGAGTATGCTTGTTGAAGAGAAACTCTATAGGTTTGATGCAACCAACGGCGCTAAGGCGTTTTCCTATTTTCAAACAATAGTGAAGAGGTGGCTTATCAACTATAATAACCGTAACTATAAAAAACTAAAACAAGTAGGATCTTTCGAAGAAATGGAAGATTCTTACGAAGTAGAAGGTTTACCTGATTCTGAAAGAAGAATAACTCTAGCAGTAGTGGTGAATCTTTTTGTTGAAAGTAGTTATGAAAATATAGAAGAGCTATTTCCTAGAGAACAAGACCAAAAGGTAGCAGACGCCATACTCACACTCTTTAGAACACGTCACGACTTAGAAATTTTTAGAAAGAAAGCTCTATACATATACATAAGAGAGATGACCGATTGTGAAACCCCTACACTTACTAAGGTAATCTCTAAACTTAAAGAAGAATTTTATAGAATATATAAAACCTACCAAGAAGCAGGATTTACTATTCAATAACATATCTTTCGATATTTATATAATAAATAGACTATGGGATTAGAGACAACAATATTCGGAAAAAAGACTGTTTCTGATGTTTTGAAAGAAATTTACGACAATTCTCGAAATAAGGACAAACAAATCAATGCTCTTATTGGAGAACTAAAACCTCTTGTTGAGAACATAGGTGATGCAACTTTAGTTGTTCCTATGATAAAAGAGTATTTAGAGGTAGGAGTAAAGAATGATGAACATCTTATTAAAATGGTAGCACTTGTTCAAAGACTAGAAGGAGGAGCAAAAGGATCTGAAGCAGACTTTTTCAACCCTGAAGAGCTTGCAAAGCTAATGGAACAGAGTGAAGAGCTTGGAAAGCAATTAGATAAAAAAGACGAGTAATGGCAGCAGGTAATTATTTCTTAGGAAGTAAGATAGGGGGCATAGTACAGTCTCAAAATGGAGGAGGATCTCAACAAGCTTCCCCTGTTTTCGGAAGAGTTATGAAGATTGCTCTAGATGAAAGTACAGAAATCCTAGATGCACAAGGAAATTCTTTACCTATCGGAACTATCCTGTACAGGGATATTACAGCTGAGAAAGAAACAACAGCAACTGAATATCCAGCACTACCCCTACAAAGTAACTTCAAGCAATTTCCATTACTAAACGAAGTAGTACTGTTAATACAAGGACCTACCTCAGATATTCAAACAAACGTAAGTACAAAAGATGTATACTACTCAACAGTAGTAAATCTCTGGGGGAGTAGTCATCACAATGCCCTACCTGAACCCAACACAGATATTAGTACAATTTTAGGTAAAGATGTAAAAGAGCTTTCTGACGTAAACCCTATGTACCCATACCCAGGAGACGTACTAATAGAAGGAAGACAGGGTCAGTCTATAAGAATAGGAGGAAATATGTCTCCTAAAAATACATTAGTAGACTCTATTAATAATGCAAAGCCTTTTATTTTAATAAGTAACGGGCAAATTAAGACAGATAACGGGATAGATCATATTGTAGAAGATATAAACAAAGATCCTAACTCGTTATACTTTTTATCTGATCATAAATCTGATTTAGTAGCTGCTAATACAAAGAGAGATTCTTATGACCTAGTTCCTCTAAACTCAGATCAATATATAGGAAATCAAGTAATTATAAACGGAGGAAGACTTTTTTTTAATGCAAAAGAAGATTCAATCTTACTATCTGCTAAAGAATCAGTAGGATTAAATGCAAGAACTTTAAATTTAGATGCAACAGAGTACTTCTGCGCCGATTCAAAAAAGATATACCTAGGTAAAGCAGCTAGAACCTCAGGAGGTAAAGAGCCGGTAATACTCGGAGCACAGTTAGAGAACTGGTTAACCACCTTATTAGATACTTTGAATAACCTAGCAATCGCTATGACTACTGCAACATCGGTAATAGGCGGCCCAGTAGTACAGCTAAATGCTGCAGGTCCAGAACTACAAGCAGTTGTTAACTCTTTGAAGACTCAAATTAAGTTATTTCAATCTAAAAAGGTATTTACAGAATAATGGCAGAGCAGATACAAAATCAAGAAGATTCTATAGCAAAAGCTAGAGAAGCTCAAAAGAAATACGAAGAGGCTAAAAGTAAAGCAGAGGCATCTAGTAAAAAAGCAGCTGACGCTACCAAAAGAGCAAAAGAGCTTCAAAAGAGAATAAAAGAAACACAGGCTATAAGTAAGGTGGCTGGAAAAGTAACTGGAGGAATAGCAGCAGTAGTAGCTATACAAGTAGGTGGGTTACGTGGGAAGATAGTAGCTCAAGTACAAGCTCAAGTACTTACATTATTGAATAAGTTCTCAAATAAATGCCCAGATCCAGCAGAACTACAGGAGATTATTAAAATAAGAAACACCCTTATAAACCATTTATCTAGTTTTGAAAAAAGGGTATCTAAATTCTCTACAATAGCAACTCAGATATTAGCAATTGTCGCTATAGTTAAGATTGCTATTAAGATAATAACCTCCATCCCAATACCAACAGCAATTATACCCCCAATGTCAGGGGGAATAGGTATTCCAATTAGTATACTAACAAAGTATAGTAAAGCCTTAGTAGCACTAGATAAGACATTAGATAAGTTATTAGGAGAAGCAGCAGCTATAACAGTAACAATTGCATCTATAACTCCTATAATACAGAACTTAAAGAATAGATTAACCTCTATAGATCAAGCAATAGAGCAATGTAGCTTAGGTAACCCTGCTGATTTGAATGAAATAATAGCAACTGCACAACCACCAGAGAATACAGGTTCAGAAGGAACTCCGACAGATACCCAGGGTAATATTGATCCAAATTATATTCATACAAGTGCTACAACAGGAAAGGTATACACATTAGCTATCAATCAAGATCCAGATTCTCCTAAAATAGCTCCAAAAAGATACGCAACTGCAATAGACAATAGGGGAATAGTAGTACTAAAAGGACCTTCCTCATTTAGTTCATCAACACAGGTACTATTGGATGAGGTAAAATTTAGAATAGATAATCAATTATTATAACATAACTATTTATTAATATGAAGTTAGACTTATTAAAAAAATTAATCAAAGAAGCTGTAAGTGAAGCAGTTCGAGAGGAATTAGGTAAAATTCTTTCTGAAGATGTGAAACCTGTTCAAACACAAGTACAGCAAGTAACGAAGTATGCAGAACATAAACCAGTTATTGCAAAACCGGTTGCTACAGGTAATCCACTTATGGATTTAATGAACGAGACAAAGTATTCAATGACTCAAGGAGAGTATCAAAACCTAGTAAGTGCAACATCAGACATGGTATCAGCACCAGGAATGGGAATGCAAACAGGTTTAGAGCAGTTTAGACCAGGTGTAGAACCGGGATTAGATATTTCTCAATTTGACTTCATGATGAGAGCAGGAGACGTATATAAAGCATCAGTACAGAAAGATAAAGAAAGATTCGGAGCATAATGGCGTTTAATGTACAAAAAATAAATCCACTAGATCTACAACCTAGGAAAGCAGTTGGAGTTAGCTTACCCTTCTCCTCTACCTCTGTGTTTAACTCTACATACTCCACTCAAGACGCTTTAAAATCTAATTTAGTTAATCACTTTCTTACAGAAAAAGGAGAGAGATTCCTAAACCCTAACCTAGGTGCAGGATTAAGGAGATTGTTATTTGATCAGATAACAGTGGATAAACAGGATGAGATAGAGGGAGTAGTTAGGACAGAAATATCAACCTGGTTTCCAAATCTACAGGTGAACGATATAAAGGTAGCAACCTCACCAGATACAAATACAGTAACAGTCTATATAAAATATAGCGTCACTCAAACAAATATACAAGACGAATTGTTAATTAACTTCGAACAATAATGGCTCAGGATAGAGATATAAAATATGTAAATAAAGACTTTGGAGACTTTAGAAGTCAACTAACAGAGTACGCTAAAAACTACTTCCCAGACACTTACAACGACTTCTCACCTTCATCACCAGGTATGATGTTTATTGAGATGGCTGCATATGTAGGAGATGTTTTATCATTCTACCAAGATACACAGCTACAAGAAACATACCTCCAACATGCAAAAAATCCTGCTAACTTATACAATCTAGCATACATGATGGGATATAGACCTAAGATAACATCTCCCTCAGAAGTTGATTTAGAAATTTCTCAAATAGTAGGAGCAGTAGGCGGGGAGCCTAACTGGGGTCAAGCACTATACATACCAGCCTATACAAGATTAAAGTCAACAGTAGCAGATCAAGTTAACTTTTTTATAGATAAGCATATAGACTTCACTTTCTCAAGCTCTTACGACAATACTGAAGTAACAGTAGAAACCCTATCAGGAGCTAACCCTAGTCAGTTCAGGTTAACAAAAACAGCAAAAGCAATATCAGGAGAAGTAAAGACTATAACAGAGACTATTACATCTGTAGAGAAGTTTAAGACACTTATAATAGATGATGTAAATATTATCGGTATTCAATCAATAGTAGATAGTAATAGTAATATTTGGTATGAAGTTCCTTTCTTAGGACAAGATACTATCTTTGTAGATAATACAAATAATACACCGGACAAGCAGGTTGTTCCTTACAGTTTGGCTCTTCAAAAAGTACCAAGAAGGTTTGTAACAAGATTTACAGCAACCGGACAATTACAAGTACAATTTGGAGCAGGAATTAATGGACAAGACGATTCAATAATAACACCTGACCCAACTAATGTAGGGTTCGGATCAAATCAAGGAATTTCAAGAATTGATTATGCATTCGATCCTTCTAACTTTTTATCAACAAAGTCTTACGGACTCGCACCCTCAAATACAACACTTACAATAAAGTACCTAGTAGGAGGAGGAGTAGCAGCAAATGCCCCTGCAAATACGATTAACACGTTAGTAGGTTATAGCGGTACACCGACAGCAGTAGATACTTCACAATTATCAACAGTTACATTTAACAATATACTCCCAGCAGCTGGAGGAAGAGATGGAGATACAGTTGATGAGTTAAGAGAAAATTCAATGAGAGCTTTTAACGAACAAGGAAGAGCGGTAACACTACAAGATTACACTGTAAGAGCATTATCAATGGATTCTAAATACGGTTCTATTGCAAAAGTTTATGTTACACAAGATCAATTAACAAATCCAAATAGCTCTACAGATAGTATAGTAGATAGTAATCCACTATCATTATCGATATATACACTAGCTTACGATAACAATAAGAATCTAACACCTGCAACAACTACACTAAAGAATAACTTAAAGACATATCTTGCAGAGTATATGATGTTAACAGACGCTCTTAATATAAAAGATGCTTTTGTAGTAAATATTGGTATTAACTTTGACATAATAGTAAAACCTAACTTCTCAGGAAGAGATGTATTACTTGCTTGTACAAACAGAATAAAAGATTATTTTAATATTACAAAATGGAATATTAACCAACCAATTAACCTATCGAGTATATACACACTCTTAGATCAAGAAAAAGGGGTTCAAACAGTACAAAAAGTAGAAGCAATTAACAATGCAGGAGGAATATACTCTCAGTATGCATATGATATAGTAGGAGCAACAAGGAGTAATATAGTATACCCATCTTACGATCCATGCATATTTGAAGTAAAATACCCGGATACAGATATTAAAGGAAGAATAACAACACTATAACATGGCAGTATACAGAATATTTCCCGAAAAAGATACATTTATATCAACAGAAGTTCCTACAGGTAATGCTGGAAAGGATGAAATAATTGAAATAGGAGGGTATGTAGATATATCAGATACAGGAGAAACTAACCGTATATTAATACAGTATAGTACTTCCGAAATTCAAGATGTAATAGCTAATAAAATAGGAGCAGCAACTTATAGTGCTAGTTTAAACCTATACCTAGCAGATGCTTATGAAATACCAGTTAACTACAGTCTCTATGCCTATCCGGTATACGGAGCATGGGATAACGGGGTAGGAAAGTTTGGAGATATTCCAACAAATACAACAGGAGTTTCCTGGCAGTATAAAAAAGCAGGAGGAACAGATGCATGGACAGTAACAGGATTTGTAGCAAATACAACCGGTTCATACTTATCTGGATCAATAGCAGGAGGAGGAAACTGGTATACAACCGTAGGGGGTATTAGTCAGGAATTTACACAGTCACATGCTTTCAATTCTAGTAACGATGTTAACATAAATGTTACAAAAGCTATTCAACTCTTTAATATAGGTACAATTGATAATAACGGGTTTATAATAAAACTGCCTAATAATTTAGAATATAATACTACATCCTCTATCCGACTTAAATACTATGGTGCAGACACGAATAC